ATGTTAACCAATCTATGATTGATAGACAACAAGAGCTGTTGGAAGAAGAGTTAACAAAGTTTACTGATAGCTTTCATAAAAGAAGTAATAAGGTCTCTGCTTACCTCTGGTCGTAGTCGCTACTGCTCCTACTCCTTAATAACAAATCTTTAGTAGATATATATTGTAATTTCTTACTTAGTGTAAATACAGTTATATATTAGTTATATCTGATTCTGTTGTAGGTTTATTTATAAACACACCTATCCTTAAAAACCTAAGTTAAGATGATGTTATCAGTAGCTTTGTTAGAGTAGCTGCGAAAGAACGGATGTATGAGCAGCTCAACAACTGTAACTGATCTGTTGTAGCTGAAGCTATCTATAAAGGTATCTTTGTTAAAAGGAAAGCTATAGCAGTAATCAGCTATATGCGTTTCTAAAACCTACTGCTTGTACTTCTTACCTATAATTATATTTAGGTATACTTTAAGTAGTATCTTACTATCAATATTATAACGATCTCAAACCGAAGGACAGTTGTAAAGCTTTTTTTTCAAGATGCTAGATAAACACTGGTCAAGAATCGTTGTCTCAATACTGTCTCAACAAGGTCTCGAAAATACTAGTAACAATATCTGTTATGTAGTAGTATAGCTGTGATGGATATCAACGAACAAACAGACACCTTCCAGTACGAACTAGCAAAGCTCGTGTATCACTTCAAAAGGGAGTACGACCTAAACGATTACACCATAGCCGGATGCCTGGACTTCGCTAAGCTGTCTGTATTAACTGATAGTGATGATGTTATCTTTGAAGGAGACTTTAGCACCGAAGACGAGGAAGACACATTCGACCCTCAGTTCTGAACTACTCTAAGCACCTAACATATATAGAAAACACACTCCCACTCATACAAAGGGAACGGTGGGTTATCAGTTATAGGAATCGGATCAAACTCTGTAAAGACGACTGTAAGCATCGTTATCAATGTAGCACATTAGCTACACATAAAGCGAGACACCTAGAAAAGATTTGGTAGAAAAATCTGAGAGGCTTACGCTATATACGCGTGCGTTAATTACCCCCGCGTACCCGCAAGATTATTATAGGACGGGGGGTATAGTTCGTATTATATACATTATGTCTAATAGTCTTATTGCGTAAGTAGTAACAGCATCAACGATTTACAGCATACTGAGAATCAATTATCAATAGCGAAGTAGATCAAGCTGTTATTTTTTCGCAAATCAACAGAGATTACCATGCTTTTGCGTCGCTGATCAGGAGCTTCTAAACGCTTGTTATCGTATCAAGTTATCCTGATGCGTTGATGCGTTTGGTCTTATGTTTTTGTTTTTCTTTCAGGTTCTTTCCTAACTCTCTAAGCATCAGCTACTTACAGTTTAAACAAGTGCGAGATTGATTCTTTGGTGTTATTTATCAAAACTTTTTTTACTTTTTTTAATCGTTGATTTAGCGAGCTTTACAGCAATCCTTGATCTCCTTGCCTTGACAACTGTCACTGATACTGTCAGGGTGTGGCACATGAATCAAATTATCACTATTGAAAAACGCAATGTATACGGCAATGAGCTTATATATGTTGTTTCAGATCACGCCAAAGCTATCAGCAAGCTCACAGGTAAAAAGACCATTGATGAGAATGATATAGCTACACTCGAAGAACTAGGCTTCACAGTCAGATACAAATAACACCATGAACCTAAACACCGAAACCTTAACATGGGAAGCATCTTTGAAACTTCTCAATCTTGACAAGACACTAGTAAGAACTCCTGACTACATGGGCATCGCTTACTTTTGGCATCATGATTTCAGACATTATCTCAGAGATGCGAGCTACGCCAAACGGAGAAAGATTCATAACCAATGGTTAAAACATGGTCTTGACTTTGATAATCCTTGCAATAAAGCATGGGAGATCGTCCGAAAAATCACAGGACTTAACTAATAAACACCAAAGAATAATGAACAAAATCAAAACAACTTCATCACTTACCTATCCTAATTTCCTTAGAAAGACCCGAAAAGAGAAGCTTATAAATTGTTCCGTTTGCGTATCACTTGGACTTGCTTGGATCACCTTGTTATTTCTTATCCTTGGATCATGAGCGTATCATTTATCTACCAAAACATGACCTTCTATTACCGGATCGATTCGCACAGCTCTTCCATGCCATTTATTGCGTGGGGGTGCCGTCAGTTGCCGATCAGTGGCACTAACATAGCGTCAAAGGAAGCGATGATGGAAGACATCAAAGCCAAACTCAAGCAATACTATCGAAACCGACCTGTACCTGTGCCTTGTGACACTTGCGGATTGACATCCCCTAAAATGGAGTCACAAAGTACCTGTCCGTCCTGTTTAATTGATAATGAATAATAACCTAACCGACCCTTCTAATCTTTCCACGCTTGACGATCAGAGCCTTGAGGTTCTCATCCAACATTACCTGTCCGTGCAACATAGATTACCTGATAACTTAACTGTCCGTGACAGGCTTGTGGGGCTACAACAAGAACTACTAAATAGGACGCTGAAAGCGGACGCTGAGAGCGAAGCGAACAATAGAACTACTACTAATGAATAATACTACTACTAATGAAAAGAAAAACAGAATACCTAACCGCCTTAGCTAACGAATGCGATACTTCTAATGGTTTATATAGATGTAACCACTTAGAAGCTCTTATAGTCCAAGCTTACCTACACTATCAGCGAGAGATGTGTGCTATGGGCAACGATGATAAGAATGAGAACATGGAATCCATTGTATCGGTCATCAGAAACGGAGAAACAGAAGTTAAGACTCGTAATCGTATGCTAAATAAGAACCATACAGAAGAGTTCCTTGAGCAACATATTTAATGAATAAAATGAATAAAGAACAACAACAATGAGCATTATAACAATAGGAGCTTTTGTCCTAGCAGGATTACTGATCTTTGCTTGGGCGTACGATATGCTATGAAAGAAACAATACTTGACCCAATCGACATGACCGAGGAGCTGATGTTCCATCTATTTAACAACGACATGAACCGAGAGTTGGATGGAAGATGGCTTGACCTTTACCTGTCCCTTCAACTATACAAAGAACACCTTGAGAAACTGGAGGAAGAATAATGTATCATTATATAATACACGAAGAGATAGAGCATGATTGTTGTTACTATTATTTTTCCGAAACCTTAGTAAAATCTAAACTACCAAAGGAAGAGTGGCACGAGATATGGCATAAATATTTTCTTATGTTACAGCATCAAATTGACCGAGTGGAAGGCGAAGATCATTTTTCTTTAGATCGAATGATTGAAATAAGCCAAGTAGTAAAAGTGGAAGATGATGATTTGGAAGTATTAATAAAATACATGGGCGAACCTCATTGTTTTGAAGAGTGGATGGATGAAGGGAAGTACGAATGGGATCGATGGATTGAAAGATCAAAAAGAAATATTAAACAATGAGAGCTTACGACTTACCGAACTACGATAACTGGCTGAACAGCAACAACCCACACGACAGAGAATATGAACTGGAAGAAGAGAGAGAGTATCATTTGGAGAATATTAGCGTACTTAAAACCGAAGAGGACATTAAAGAGTACCTGTTTTACCACAACATCGAAGACCCAAGAGAGTAACTTGTTTTGGGAAGCTGAAGCCGACATACTGAGAGATGAGCAACAAAGAATTTTACGAGACCGAACTAACCGACCTGCCACCTGATTACAACATCGATAAAAAGGCTATCGCTGACGGATTTCGTTATTTTTGGGCTAGCAATCAGATCACGGGCTTTAAGCGTGATAAGAGTGGTAACTATGTCCGTGATGAGGATGGTAAGTTGATAGCTTATCGTACCAGTAAGGCTCGGGTGATGGACACAGGTTGGTTTAACTTCAAGAACGAAAACAACTATGAGTAGTAGCGAACCAACTCGTGGTCATGTGTGGCGTATGCGTGAGTGGGGGCGTGCACAATATCGTAACCGACAGGCAAAGCTACGGGCAGAGGGTGAGTCAAGTAAGACTGAAGCATCTAAGCGTATGTTACGGGTCATGGCTCCGAAGTTAGGTAAGAAGGTAGAGGATTTTATGTACACCTTTGGCGGTAATACTGAGCACACAACACCGCTGTTCCTTACCTTTATATTAGATATGTGTCCGTATCAAGTCAGTGCGTTAGCTCTGCAAACATTCCTTGATCACCTCCAGTATAACTTACCTGTTGGTAGAATGTCGTACAAGATTGGTAAAGCATTTGAGAACCAGGCACGATGGGACAAAGCGTTAGATACTATGCATCCGAACAAGCTTGATCTTTTAGCCTTGGATGATCGGTCAAAAGCGATGAAGCTTAAGCAGTTTTACGACTATGAAGAGGAGAGGTTCACGCTGTGGGATTCTAAATGTAAGACAGCTCTTGGTGCGTGGTTGTTGGAAGAGATAAGGATAGAGACTGGGTTGTTTGAGATCGGATTTAATACAGGTGGACAGAAGGGACACAAACCTGAACGCATAGTTGTACCTACCACTCAGTTTAAAGATTGGATACAGCGTTTTGATGCGTGGAAAGAGACTACTCGTGTGTTTAAGATGGCTTTACCTGACCGTCCGGTAGATTGGTACGGGTTAGTTGGTGGTGGGTACAGCGTCAAGCACATGCCTCCACAGAAGTTCATCACAGGTAAGCCCGTTCAATGGTTTCAAGATTACGAGAAGAGTTATCACCACGCCATGTCTGCTTGCAATAAACTTGCTAGAGTGGAATGGAAAATTAACGAAGAGATTTTAGATATTACTCTAAAGTGTTGGGAAAATGAGCGGGTGGTTGGAAACATACCTAACTTTGGTACGATACCTGAGCAACCGAGGTACACAGGTGATTGTCCACACGAGCTACGAGCTTGGAAGTTAAAACAAAAGGACATCAAGACTGCGAACGACGCTAACAACAGCAAGCGGTATCAGACTTGTCGCATCCTACACCTAGCTAAGATATATAGCAGTTGGGATAGGTTGTACTTTCCGTATCGATGTGATTACCGGGGCAGAGTGTACGCTTTACCTTACTATTTACACCCACAAGGAACCGACTTAGCTAAGAGTTTGTTGGACTTTAAGAACGGTCAGCAAGTGGTGGATGAAGAGGACTTGGAAGCTGTACTTATACACGGTGCTAACATGTGGGGAGTAAAAGGTACACGAGAGGAGAGGCTTGAGTGGATAGGTAAGCGACAGAACTATATCCTTGAAGCAGCTGAGAATCCACACGGTACAGATTGGTGGACAGATGCAAGTGATCCGTTCTGTTTCCTGCGGTTCTGTTTTGAGTTTAAGAAGTACAGAGAAGAGGGATACGGATATGTTAGCTACCTACCTGTGCGTCAGGACTGTAGTAACAATGGTATGCAGATACTGAGCTTGTTGTTACGGGACAAAGAGATCGGACGGATGTGCAACCTGGTGGAAGAGGACAAAGCTAATGACATGTACACAGAGTTCAGTGATATGGTGTACGATGAGTTGAAGAAAGACGGTGGACCACTGGCTAAGACTTGGATGCAGTACGGATTCTCTCGTAAGTTAGCTAAGTTAGCTGTCATGAACAGACCATACGGTGCTACCCACTACAACTTGGTACAGGATTTATTTAAAAGCATAGGAGTTAATCATCCGTGGACATCGACCGGAGAGATGCTTACCTCTGTTATATGGATTAGTAAGATTGTTAACCGATTAGCTAACAAAGTGTGTCGTCCAGTAAATAAAGTGATGAACTTTTTAAGAGAAAGTGTACGAGCTTTAGGTTACGACTCAGCTATTACTTGGACAACACCGACTGGATTTAAAGTGGTACAAAGCTACCGTAAATATAAGAAGATAAATGTAGAGAGTGTGTTTCAAAACTTAAATGTTACTATCCAAGCAGATGAATTAGCTGATAACATTGATCCGAAGGGACAAGGCAACGCTGTCACTGCTAACTTTATTCACAGCTTAGACGCATGTATTGTACACCAAGTAGCTAATGAGGTTGACTTTGACTTGGCTACTATACATGACTGCTTTGTGACACACGCTTGTAACGCTAAACAAATACATCGAATGGTGCGTGAAGCATACACTAAAACTTTTTCTGTTGATCTCCTGACCGAGTTCAGAATGGAGCAAATCAACAACAACCCGACAGCAGAACTTCCATCCGTGCCTGAACTTGGAGACCTTGATGTCTCGGCAGTAAAGCGTATGAAGTATCTGTTGTCTTAACATAACACCGATAAAAATAAATGAGTATAAAAGCTAGAAAGAAACACGAGATTATAAAAGCAAAAGGTACAGCTAAGTACTGTCACCTCAACGAACCAAACAAAAAGTTTGATCAAGAGTTTGGTGTGTATAGTTGTGATCTCATCATCGATAAAGAACAAGCAGACGCTATCAAACAGAAGCTTCGTCCGTTGTACGAGGAAGAGTTGCGTGAAGTACAGGAACAACATCCGGGTAAGGGTATCACGCAGCGTGAGTTTCCGATTGAGGAAGTGGACGGTGGATACCTGATCAAAGCAAAGATGAAAGCTGGCGGTCGCAGAAGAGACGATAGTGTGTACCACATGTCGATTGCTCTGTATGATTCCGCTGGTAAACATCTTGATCCTGAAGTAAAAGTATGGGGAGGAAGTGAAGTCAATGTAGCGTTTCGTCCTAAGTTTTGGTACACAGCAGCAATGGGATTCGGAGTATCGTTTGAGTTACAAGCAGTACAAGTCCTTAAACTTGGAGAAGGTGGAGTGTCCAGCATCGCAGCATCTGCGTTCGGATTCACTACTGAAGAAGAAGGATTTGTAAATGGCGGTGAAAACTTAGAGGGTGGATTCGATGCGGAAGAAACGGAAGAAGAGGTCATCGCCAACTTCTAAGTACCGCTCTGGATTCGAACAAACATTAGCTAACCAGCTTCAGCGTAGTGGTGTTGCTTTTGAGTACGAAACAGTAAAGTTAGAATATCAAAAGATAGCTACCTACACTCCCGACTTCATACTACCCAACGGCATCATCATTGAAGCCAAGGGTGTATGGACGGTGGAGGATCGAA